CTCGATTAGCAATCCTCGAATCAATTCCTTCACAGAACCAATATCATTTTTTACTCCATCAGGATACGTCGCGGTCAAAACTCCATCAATATTGATTGCTAAAGAGGGAGTGTCGCCTTTCTTTCCAGGTTCCCCACGCTTGACTATAAGACGCCATCCTGAATCTGGTTCCCCAGGTTTGTCAGGATTATCACGATAAGATATCCATAGTCCCCCACCATGAGTTACAATTTCATTCAAACGATAACGAATAGCTTCGTGCCAAACGTCCCGATAGATTAGCTGATTGGATGCTGCTCTAGCTACAGCCTCCTCAATTCTTTTTCCGAGGCTCTCATAGATATTTTCGAGCGCATCCGCGAGAATGTCCGATATAGTATCCTCGAGAGTACGTCGATCTATGTTTCCATCCTTAGGCATGGATTATCCCCCGCATACGGAGTTTGTTCTTTAACAACCTGCGAACACGTGGAGTATCAAAGTCCGTCTGACCAACATTTGGATCCTCCCCTTCATCTGGGGGAGTAGCAGGTTTTTTGCCATCGCCGCCGCCATCGCCGCCGCCATCGCCGCCCATATTGCCTCCAGACATATCAAAGCTTGTAGCATCAGCAATGACAGACAAAGGCCGCATCTGGGCTTGAACCAAAGGCTCATCTCCATCAGCGATTGGCGACATCCCTTCAGATCGACGCACTTCATTAATGGTTTGCCATCCAGATTGTAGAGCCGCTGTGTACGCAGTATAACGCAAATCAATCTCTGTACGCAAAAGCGCATTGAGATCAAATTTCATATCCATAAAACCCGTAATCTCAAACAAATCCTCAAAACCAGTTTCAATTGATTCAATATGCGTCGCAAGACATTGATTCAAATATGACCGATTGAGTTGCTCAGTATTACGAAATGTAGTCTTTGTTAATTCCCCAAGCATAAAGCCAGGTACACGGAAAGCACGAGCCACATCCTCAATCGAAAAACGTAATTGCTCAATTACTTGAGCATCAACATAACTCATTGAAATTGGAACAAATGTCAAACCCTCACCAAGGACAGCTGTCTTGCCCGAACGTGAATCGCCATACGAATTAGTCCAATCTCGCTCCAATCGAGTAGCAAGCTCATCACTAATCTTTCCTGGCGCAGTCAATGCTCCCCCTGGCCTAGCAGAATTGGCAAAGAACACTTGAGAATTACCCATAATCTGCTGACCAGTTTGCGTCGATGCGGCAGCAGCATAAATAGGCGTAACACCCATCAATGGATAACTCGGAGAAAGGATCATTCGATGATGATATATATCACGAGCAGGAACCATCGTCGGATTAAGAATACCAGCAAGAGGATGAATACCAATACGATAAAAAATAGAACCATCAGGAGCAACATAAAGGATCACTCTCCGTGGATCCAAAATATCCATTCGATTGATCAAATTTCTCGAATCACGTCGCAAATATACATAAGTATTCCCAGACATCAAATATGAAATAACAAACATTTGAATGAACTGGTATCTATTTTGATACGGATTTGGCTTAGCAATAAGCTTATTCAAAGGATACGTCAAATTTAATTCTCTTGTTCCATCCTTATGAATATCATAAAATTGAATTGGAAGTTTCGCAACGTCCCCCGAGATTGTTTGAACGCATGTATATACAGCAGAGAACGACGCAAACATATCGGGATTTTGCCCCCGATTGCGCGTTTGCCATTCCCCAGGTGGCCCAAGATCACCCATTCCGGTGCCATAACCAGGCCACTGTGGATTTGGCCAATGAACAGCTACATTGCTGCCATTTGCCTTAAACCATTGATCAACAATAGGTTTAAGCCAACCTTTCGGAACAGTACGCAAAATTCGGGGGAGGATAGCCATCTGTTAGTCCCGAGCATTCATATCCCGACGATTGTATGTTCCTTTGGGCTGGTTTTTTAACCAATCCCTTTCTTGTTGTGTAGGCTTCGACGCAATCCTGCCAAGAATCATATCGGAAGCCATTGAACGATCCGCATAAAAGAATTGACCAATGCGGACTGTCTTATCAGGCTCACCTTTGGTATACATATTGATCTCTGAAACCAACAGTTCTTGTTCTGATTGAGGTTTTTTAGCCATTAACGCCCTCCAAAGTTTAGGAATGGGAGACAAGGACGACCAAGAACCTGTCCCCCACCCCTGAGGTCTAGCAATTGTGGACAACTAGACCGGAGTATTATTGAAAGCGGTGATCATACCAACGGCATAATCTCGACGGCGCAACCAATAGTTGTACTCCTCAGCCTTGAGACCAAGCATATTCTGTTGCCACAACGAGACAAGTGGTGTGGGTGGCGTCGCAGGCGCGCTGTCCATCTGGAGGGACGCTTCCTCCGATGCCGAGATATCAATACCATTGTCGCTCGCATAAAAGCACTCATTCTGATCGATAAGAATGAGTGGGTTCGTTACTGGCGGACCAATAACGGATGGAACATTGTTCGAGGTAATGATTGGATAGCCAAAGAACGTATTGTTCGCGGCCACCGTTGGATACGCATAGATGTCATAGGCAGTACGAACGGCCATAAGAATGATTTTTGCCGCAGGCGTCATAATCCAAACGGGACGTGTAAGCGGCATCTCATGCGTTGCCATCGAAATCAAAAGCGTTTCCACATCATGATTGATAGCAGCAAAAGTCTGGCCCGTTGAAGCAACAGAGTTTCCCGCAGGAATGCCATTAGTAATCGCACCAGGCCGAACGTTGGCAAGAGCAGCTACCGACGGATCAATGAACTGTTGATCCTTGAATTGAGACATAGCCTCAACAAGATCATCACGTACCAGCATTTCAGCAGCTGGGTTCGAGAAGCGTGACAACTCTTGCGTGATCACCATGATCAACGCCATCTTGGCCCAAGGGACAGTAATGGCATCGAAGCTCAAACGACCGACTGGCTTGGACAGACCTTCACCAACCCACTGAGCTAACGCGCCAGCCGTTTGCCGAGGGATGCGAACGTTAAACGGAATGGGACGAAGCGATAGACGCCCCACAATCGTCTGCGGCCGCAAAAAATTGATGAATTCAGCGACCAAATTTTGGGCATAGATCAAAGGACCGGCCCACGTCGCATCAGTAGTCGTACCAGAAGCAACAGCGGCACGTTGCTGGATAAACGCATCAGTCATCTTGACGTTCGAGCGCATTTGCGCTTCGATAACGATTGCCACTTCTGGCGTTTCATGCCTCCATCTCTGAGCAATTTGCAAAGCCACAGGAAGCTGATTTTTGGAGTTTGCCATAGCCATCACATATCGCGTGAAAGCCTGACCAGGAAACGGAGTAAATTTGATCTGTGGCAAAATCAAACCGGACGGGGCTGGTGGCGCACGCTCAGTATCAATTGTCCCTGGATCATTTCCTGGCTGCTCGACTGGCGCTGCGACACCAGCCAAGAGACGTTCCTGTACCAGCAATGCCTCCAAATTTTTATCCACCTGTTGAACTTGTGCCAACAGATCATCGAATAGCTTTTGCTCCTCATCAGTGAAGAGACGATTTTCCAACGCAACCTTGTCGGAAATTTCTTGGCTCTTTTTCAAGAGCTCAGCGCGCTGCGTCCGCAACGCCTTGATTCGTTCGTTCAAATTCATTAGCGTCTCCAATCAAATAGGAGCGGATGCCCCAATAATGGCAATCTTGCGCTGTAGTGCCGCATGAAAGGCAGACGCGCCGTCCACATTGGCAATATCAGGCATCGCCCTCAGCACATGCTGCTCATCAATATCAAATGAACGAGCTATGGCAAGGGCACCAGGAAGCGCAGGAACCGGAACAACAGATAGTTCCAACAACTCCTGCGCAATAAACTCATAACCCCCAGTCCATTTATTAGTATCTGGGTCTTTAATTTCATTAGGCATTTTTGTGGGCTGAAAGCCGACGGAGACAGCATTCAGAAAGCCTGCCTTAACCAACTTGTAAACACTGTCGGCGAAATCATAGACTTCCTTCGCAGCAAACTCAACATCGGCAAAAAGCTGTGTACCCTCGATCCAAGCTTTCGCGGATCCAATCGGTAGGTTCCGCGACTGATGACCAAACAATACGATCGGATTGGCCTTATAATTCGTCAAATCCCATCCATTGACACGAATGATATCGCCATACCGATCCTTGTCTTCCGACGATGCGATAAAGATCGCATGGCGATCTTGAACGTTAGATACCACAAAACTTGCGGACTTGAATTCCTGTTTCCCGATAGACGGCGCAACGCGCTTCATCCGTTTAACTCCCCGCAATAATCCCGAAGTATCTTCCAAAATTTATCTGTAGCAAAGTGAAAAATTACGCTTCCATTATGCTCGTATTAGGGGAAGGTTTAACAGGACTAGTCTTGCCACCCACCGTGAGTATAAATGGATCTCCAGGCGGCGGCTCATTATCCTTGAAAATAACCCCATTAGCCATCACAAGAGCGACAGCTGGATCTATCCGTGTTGTTGATTTTTCCTTATCTAGCTTTCGATTACCAGATGGATCCTTCCGTATCTTTGCGTTAGCCATTGCCCATTTAAGGACAGGATGTCCTCCGTGAAGGAATTTACCATCTGTAGCTATCGTTTCAACTGACTCCATAGCTGGTGACATATCCTTGAAACCCTGACCAAATGGAACTAAAGGTAGATTCAACCCTTCCTTATCAGCGATCATCTTCAAGAACTCAATACGCCAACGGTCAAATGCTAGCTTCTCAACATGGAAATGTTCCATCATTAACTTAATTTCATTCAGGACGAAGTCATAATCAACTATCGATCCAGGCGTAAGGATTAGATGGCCTTGTTGTGCCCATGCCCGATAAGGAACACGGTCCCGCAATTCCCTCTCAGCAATCCCCTCCGATGGCAAGAAACATCGGGGGAAGATAGCATGATAACCATTATCCAAAGGAACATCAGCAATCAAGGCAGTTAGATCGACTCGAGATGAAAGGTCTAGTCCAAGATAGGCGACCTTGCCTGCGCATTCCTCCCACGAAGGCATCGCACTATTTAGTTCCCAGACTATCCTGGGAAGAAATACCTTAATGGTATTAACACGTTGATTAAGATACAGGTTCCTGAATGTAGGTTCCTGGGATGGTATGCGAATAGCTGTCCTTGATAACTCTTCAATAGTATGCTCCATCCGATAAATACCAAGTGCAGGATTAGACATTGCCCAAAATTTACGATCACTAATGTCACATTCATCAGGCGCAGTATAAAGACAAAGATAGGTTTCTGGCTGAGGATTGTTGAGTGCATCGTCTATAATGACCGATAACAATGATGTATCATCTGGTGCTTGAGTACTAATGATTAGGCTAAGAGGCTCTTCATAAGCGCCCATACCAGTTTCCACAGCATCATATATCGGACAGATAGCGCCAGCTTGACCAAGCTCATCATGAATAGCTAGGATCGGAGACAGGCCATGAGCAGTAGAAGATTTACTTGAAAGGGATTCATACAAGGTATTAGGGCCTAGACCTGTAGCTTGTTTACCTCCCTCACGCAGATACAGGTTAGAATTGAGTATTGGATTTTGCCTAGCAATTTTAACCAAAAGCTTATATACAATACTTGCCTGCTGACGAGTTTGGGCAGTCGAGTACAGTTGTGAATTGATAACTGCTTCTGGACCTATAAGATGACCAAGCAGAAGTGAAGCGATAAATCCTGTCTTACCATTCTTCCTGGCAATTGACATAATGCCACGCCTAGTAATCCTGCGTCCCTTTTCAAGCCGATATACATGCTTGATAAAGTCCAACTCAAAAGGCAATAGATGAAAGTTTTGACCTATTAAAACGCCTTCAGGAACATAACATGTTTCCTCGATAAATGTCTTCATTGCTTCCGCTCGGGAATATTCGTCAGGCCAAGTTATAATATTGGGGGAAGGGACCAAAAACCCAGCCTTTGGTTTGATGCGTTTTTGATTCATACGATTGAGAGATTTGTCTTGTTGATGATCAGCATGATCTATTGTACGCTTAGTGCGATTACCTTTCGCCATTTTACTGCCTATCTGGTGGCTTACCACCAATCATAATTGCGTGCGGCATTATCTTAGAATAATCCTTACCCTCCATTAGCCTTTTGGCCTCAATAGCACTATCTCTGATGGATAGGGGGAAGTCTGAGGCTTTAAGATCGCCACCATCCAGGGAGCGTGCTTCTTGATGATTGCCTTGCGGACGTCCACGCTTGAACAAACGAATGGCCATCGCCTGGCAATGATGATTGACTTTTAGCCAGGCATTTAACTCTGGATTGACGTGTAAACGAGTTTGACCATGAGCAAATTCTTGTTGAACTGTATCGCAGATTT